GGGCTTTTTTCACACGTGCTAACTCCTTGCGTACTAAGGATTTACCGATTATGGCCCAAAAACGATGGCGCCTGTGGGCGTGTCACGAGTCCCAATGGCCCACGCGCGCGGAGATCGCGTACGCGTGTGACGTGGACGCGCGGCGCGAGATGCACCGCGGGAGCGTGACGGGTTATGGCGGGTTGGGCGTGGAGTTTTGCACGGGAGCCGGGCGGGACGCGCTCCCGTTGGAGCCACGAGCGCGCCGCGTGTCCGCGCGATCGCGCCGCGCGGCTCCGCGTGTACCTCCACGCCCCCCGCACACGATCGAGGCGCCCGCGCGCGATCTCGTGCGCGTGGTGATCGCGCGCGCGTGGCTCACGGGCCCGCGGGGCGAGTGGTGGTGATCCATGGAGGACAGTGAACTCATTCTCGCGTTACTCGCCGCCCTCAGCGCGCTCGTGGAGGCGCACGGGTTCATCTCCGATCCGGAATGCCAACTCGTGGAATGTGAATGTCAGGCGTGCCGCGATGCGCGCGCGGTACTTCACGCCGCGACCGGCGGTGACGCGTGATCGCGCTCATGGGTGGTCGGTTCGTTCCGGCCATGTTTGGAGGGGAGGATCTCATGGTGCAAAACCTTGCGGGCATTCTCGTGACGATCGCCACGATCGCGTTGCTGCTGTGGCTCGTAGAAACGTATTTTCCGACTGTCCCGATCCTCGTGCGCGCGGTGATCATTGCGTCACTCGTGCTCTTTGTAATCCGGACGCTCCGCACGTGGCTGTGTTCGTGGCTGTGTGGAGGCGCGTGATGGCACGCGGACACGGACGCGCGCCCACCCCCGATCACGTGCGCCTCTTGCGCGGGACGTTTCAACCGTGCCGCGCGCACGGCGACACCCCGCCGCCGCCCTGGGATCCGGCGGACGTGGTGATCCCGGAGTGGCTCACGCCCGCGGCGCGCGCGATCTTCACCGGCAAGCTCGCGGTGTATGCGAGCCGCGGAGACGATCTCCGCGGGTGTGAGGAGGCGCTCGCGTGCTACGCCTCCCTCCAAGCGGAGATGGTGGCCGATTGGCGCGCGGGAGTATCTCCGACTGTCGGCACGATCACGGCGTACCGGATGTGGTGCACGGAGTTCCACGACACGCCCGCGAGCCGGACGCGTGCCGCGGTCCAGAGTGCGGCCACGTCCGGCAACCGCTTCGCCAAAAACGGCAAGCCCACCCCCTAGCCCGTCGCGGGACTACGCGGCGATCGCCGCGGCCTATGCGGCGGACGTGCGTGCGGGGCGGATCGTGGCGGGCGTGTGGATCCGCCGCGCGTGCGAGCGCGATGCCCGCGACCGCGCCCGCATCGGGACGGATCCCGCGTGGCCCTACACCTGGAGTCCGTGGCACGCGCACGATGTCTGTGATTTTGTGGAGAAACTCCCGCACGTAGAAGGCTCGTGGGCCACGCGCACGATCACGTTGGAGCCCGTGCAAGTCTGGCTCCTCGTGACGTTGTTCGGGTGGCGCACCACGAGCGGCGCGCGGCGCTTTTCCACCGCGTACATCTGCGCCGCGCGGAAGTTTGCCAAGTCCACGCTCGCGGCGGCGATCGCGCTCTACTGCCTTACGTGCGAGGGGGAAGCGGGCCCACAGATCATCATTGCCGCGACCACGGCGCAACAGGCGCTCAAGGTCTTTCGGCCCGCCCTGGAGATCGTCAAACGCACGCCCGATCTCCGGGACGCGTTCCACTTGCAACCGTGGGCGCACGCGATCACGTGTGCGGACAATGGCGGCTTTATTCAGACCATCAACGCGAAAGCCAGCTCACAAGACGGGTGGAACCCGTACGTGGCGATCCTGGATGAACTCCACGCGCATCCCTCCCCGGCATTGTTCAACGTGCTCCGCTCCTCTCTCGGATCGCGCGTGAATCAATTGGTGCTCATCGTAACCACGGCGGGATTCAATATCGCGGGCGTGTGCTACGAACAAGAGGCGCTCGTGAAAAAGATCCTGGAGGGCGTGATCACGATCGATCACTACTTCGGCGCGATCTTCGCGGTGGATGAGGAGGACTCCGTATTTGATGAGCGCGTATGGGTGAAAGCGAACCCGATGATCGGGATCACGCCCTCGTGGGACAAGATGCGCGAGTACGCCGCGGAGGCGCGCAACTCCCCCGCCTCCCTCGGAGAGTTCACCACCAAGCGGTGCAACCGATGGGCGGGCGCGGCGCTCGCGTGGCTCAATCTCGCCAAGTGGGACGCGTGCGCCGATCCCGCGCTCACGCTCGATCGCTTTGCCGGGCGCCCGTGTTGGGTGGGCGGCGATCTCTCGGACTGTAACGACATCACCGCGCTCGTGCTGTGTTTTTGGGAGGGCGATCGGATCGTGGCGTTCCCGCGGTTCTACTTGCCGGAGGCGCTCGTGCGCGAGCGCGCAAGTGCGACCACGGCGCACTATGCCGCGTGGGCGCGCGCGGGGTTCCTGGAACTCACGGAGGGGAACGCGATCGATCACAACCGGATCGAAGCGGACATCCGCGCGGCGTGTGGACGGTTTGATGTCAAAGCGATCCGGTGCGATCGCTTTCAATCCGCGCAACTCATGATCGCGCTCGCCACGGACGGACTCCCCGCGGGCGTGCTCACCAAGAACGCGGCAACCTGGACGCTCCCGTGTCAGGAACTTGAGAAGCGGATCCTCGCGGGGACGTTCGGCCACAGCGGGCACCCGGTGTACCGCTGGAACGCGAGCAACGTGTGCGTGTCGCGGCGGCTCGATCACTCGCTCCTCACGAAGAAAGACACGCCCACGAGCCCCAACAAAATCGACGGGATCGATGCGACGATCGCCGCGCTCTCCGCCATGGTGGAGCCCGCGGCGCGGACCCCGGAATACAAGATCTACGTGTTCGGAGGTGCGCCATGAGTAAGCGCGGGCGCCCGCCTAAGTCCGGGCGTGATCGGTTGCGGACACTCTCCGTGCGTGTGACCGCGGCGCAACGCTTGGAGTTACAACGGATCGCGGAGCGGAGCCGCCGCGGGATCTCCGGGATTTTTCGCGAGTGGATCGAGCTGGGACCAACACATCATTTTCATAAGTGAGTCAATCACTTAGGTATTTTCGGTACTGCAACAATTCAAACGGATGTTAGCCTTCACGTCCATGGCTCATCCGTCGTCCGCGTCCGTGGTGATCGCCGCGCGCGATGCGGCGGTGATCGAGCGCGCCTATAGCGTGCTCCGCATCAAGGCGATTCAACCCAAAGAGCGGCGCATCACCGGGATCGCCTCCACCCCGGAGCCCGATCGCGCGGGGGATGTGATCGAATCTCTCGGGATCGAGTTTGTGAATCCCGTCCCGCTCTTGCTCTTTCACAACACGCGCGCCCCCGTGGGGCTCGTGACGTTCGATCCGCCCACGGCGGAGGGGCTCACGTTCACCGCGGATCTCCCGACGGTGGCGGAGCCCGGCACGCTCCGCGATCGTGTGGAGGAGGCGTGGCAGTCGTTGAACGCGGGACTCTTGCCAGCGGTCTCCATCGGCTTTCGATCGCTGGAGGATACGTTTATCCGTGAGACGGGCGCGATCCGCTTTCTCCGCACGGAGGTGGTGGAACTCTCGCTCGTAACGGTGCCGATGAACGCGGACGCCAAGATCACGAGCGTCCGATCGATCGTGCGCGCCGCGTTGGGTGCGCGGGCTCTTGTCGTGTCCGGCGCTACGGACCGCTCCCGAAAGTCTCTCACCATGAATACCATTGGCGAACGGATCACCGCGTTTGAAAACACCCGCGCCGCCAAGCACGCGCGGATGCTCGCGATCATGAATGCCGCGGGGGAGAAAGATCTCACCCTGGACGCGGCGCAAACGGAGGAGTACGACACGCTCACCGCGGAGATCACGAGCGTGGATGATCACCTCGTGCGGCTCCGCGCGCTGGAACGCATGGCGCCCGCGAGTGCCACCGTGATCGCGCCCACGAGTACGCCGGAGGCGGCGCCGCTCGCGGAGGCGCGCGGCGGGAGTCCGATCGTGAGCGTGCGATCGCTCCTCCCCAAAGGCACCGCGTTCACGCGCGCGATCCAAGCGATCGCCGTGGGCCGTGGCGATCATTGGCGCGCGATCGAGTGGGCGAAGCAATGGAAAGAGACCACGCCAGAGGTGGAACTGTTTCTCCGCGCGGCGGTGGCGCCCGGCACCACCACCGATCCCGCGTGGGCCGCACCCCTCGCCGCGCTCAAGCCGCTCGTGGATGAGTTCCTGGAACTCCTCCGGCCCGCGACGCTCTTGGGCAAGATGTCGGGATCGTTCATGCAGGTCCCGTTCAACGTGAGTGTCGCCTCGCAAACGGGCGGCGGCACCTACGGGTGGGTGGGGCAAGCGGGCCCCAAGCCCGTGACGAAACTCGCGTTTGGTACCGTCACCTTGGGCATTGCGAAATGTGCGGGCATCGTGGTGATCACGGAAGAACTCGCGCGTGTGAGCACGCCCTCCGCGGAGGCGGCGATCCGCACCGACATGGTGAACGGGATCGCGCAATTCCTAGACGTGGAATTTACCGATCCCGCAAAAGCCCCGGTGGCCAACGTGAGCCCGGGATCGATCACCAATGGCATCACGCCGATCACCACCGCGGGCACGAGTCCCGCCAACGCGCGTACGGACATTCTCGCGCTCGCCGCCGCGCTCACCGCGGCGAACATCCCCCCGTCGTCCGCATCACTCATCATGTCGGAGACCAACGCGCTTGCACTGGGAGCGGCGCTCAATCCGTTGGGGCAACCGCTGTTTCCCGGTGTGGGGCCCACGGGCGGCACGGTCCTGGGGTTCCCGTGCTATGCCTCACAATCCGCGGGGAACAACGTGATCATGGTCGCGGGCATGGGGATCATGTACGCGGACGACGGGGGCGTGACGATCGATGTGAGCCGCGAGGCGTCCGTGCAAATGGACTCCGCGCCCGATAACCCGCCCGTGGCCACGAGCGTGCTCGTGTCCCTGTGGCAAGAGAACTTGATCGGGCTCCGCGCGGAACGCTTCGTGAACTGGAAACGGGCCCGCACGGGATCGGTGCAATACACGGTGGCCACCTACACCGCGTAAGGTCACGGAGGTAAGTGGGGTGCGCCGGGCGGATCTCCTTTCTCCGTCCGGCGCACGGGGGATCACATGGCCGATATCATCCGCGTGGAAGTGTTGCAGGATACGACGTACGACGGGATCGCGCGCCCGGCGGGATCGATCTTCGAGGGCGAGCGCGTGTACTTGGAGTTGTACATCCGCGAGGGGTACGTGCGCGAGGTGACGGAC